ATCGGCAACGCCCGTTAATATCGTTGATACGAGTGACATTATTTATCTCTCTGTAAAAAGCTGACGTTAGCGTCTTCCCCCATTGCCCGGCTGATAATTATATACTTCTTTTTAAGGGTTTGAAGGCCCCCTTGCTTTTCACGCCGGAGATTCATAAAGGGATTGATTGTGTGGTCTTTCACTTCTTTTCGGGAGGGCATACCCCGGCTGATTTCTTCCGCACATTCAGCTCTCATTTTTTTCCATCCGTCCGGATCTTCCGCAATGATATCCATTGCCCGGCGCTCGGACTTATTTAATTGTTCCCCTCTTTCCTCTCTTTCCCTGCTCCGGCTTACAAAAAGCTGGTTTATCAGATCCTTTGTCTACCTCGGTGTAAAACCGGCTAATGTCTTTCGGGTTTACTTTGTTCTGTGCCATTAAATTTTCTCCTTGTAATAGGGGCGGTTGCCCGCCTTTTTTAAAATAATAGTATCGACAATTTGGCGCTTAACAATTAAAAATGGTCTCAATCGCTTTAATAAACGAAAAGCAACATTGTCCGTACATCGCCAATGCCATATTGGTTTTGCCCCAATACGCATTTCTTTTGGGCAAATTTACGCCTCGGGAATAAAACCCGATGCTGCCTTCTCCGTCAACAAGACCTGCCATATATTCGATACTAATCATTTTTAAATAGGCGGTTTCCCGCCCCAGTTATAGATTAAGCTGCGTAAGTACCCAAAGTAGGCATCTGGAAAGCCGAAACATTAGCAGCAGCCGCGAATTTGTTATCCCACATCACAATTCCGGTAGCTGCGGAAACAAACGGCGTGTTTCCATTGGTATCAAGCGCATACACGATGTTATGGTGCATCCACCCAGTAGAGCCCGTACTCCCGGCACTGATACCGACAACAGAATTGGCGTTATGCACATTGTGAATCATGTTGTAGCCAATTTCGATGTTTGTGTGGACCTCAGTATTCACCGAGTAAATCGCCGCATACGGCGAAGTTCGAAGGTCCGCAATGATTTTGTTGCCCATGATCCGAACATCCTTGCTATTTTTCAACAAATTGATTGGATTTATTGGACCGATGTCCGCGCCATAGTCCATAACGTTGCCGATAAGTTCCAACCCATCACAATCGTTATCTGCCGCGCTGCCGGTTACACAATTAACGAAGTTTTCATTCGTTGTGTTCCCTCCAAAGTGACACGATTCCATCTTAAAACCCTTTCCTGTCACCAAAAAGCCAACCGCAATATCGGAATGGCCTGCCACGAATTTAACATTTTCAATTCCAGTGTTAGCAGCCGTGACTAATCCGGTAATTGCAGAACCGTCCATCAAAAATGTCGGACGGGAATCGTATCTGCCCTGCCCAACCATCGAAAGCCCGTCCACATCGAACGTAATGCCTCCGGCACCAGTAACCGTTTCGGTATGACCGGCCCCAATGACTAGAAGGTCATCGTTGGCTGAAGTCGCTTTGCTTTGAGCATAGTCCAAGGTCGCAAACGGCTTTGTCGGATCTTTACCATTACCCGGATCGTCATTCGTGTTGGTTGCACTGCTATTAAGAAAAAACACATCCCCAGTTACAATCCTGTTTGCCAGCATTGGCAAATACAGTCCTTTAATTTTTAACATAATATTTCTCCTATTCCCAAAACCCTTCCACCCTTTAAAATGGGGAGCCGTGAAGCTCCCCGGTTATTGTTTATGATACTGAACTTCCGATAATCCATCTCCAATCGCGGAATCCCCAGCCGACGACAAAATATGAAATAAACTTCTGCATAAATGTGTCGAAATCAACTGTTTGATTCAGCTCAAGGGGCACACCTTCGTGCCAGATTAGGCTTTCCTTCATTGCCATGGAATCGATTAGAAACCAGTCATTGGTGTCGTAATCGTCCAGAAGCGGAAGTTCAATCGCCTTCCATTTGCCTCGTTGAAAGTTGGCGTTATTGGTTATCTCATCCAACTTGCCTTGGGAATTCATAATCTCCCAGACAACCTCCGCGCTGTTTGTACCATGAACGATAGTGTCAAAATTGGTGTCAATTCTTTCACTGATATCGCTCATAAAACCACGGCTTTGAATCCGAACCGTTTCCAGATTGACAGCGTCAAGCGCCAATGTGGAAAGGTTGTCAAAACCGGATGCGGTACTTGTACCGCTCTTGGTTGTATGGCTATTGGAGCACAGGGCTACACCTTCCTCGCTTTCCAGAAACGTGAACGCACTGGAATCGTGGAAAATGAAAGGCTCGTGCGCGATTTTGTTCATCTTCCGATTCGCAGCACCAGACAGCTTTTTAGTCCTGGTCTCAATGACATCGTATTGGTCGGTATCCAACAGGCGTCTTTCAATAACTACACCGCCAGCATACTCCAAGGGAGTAATCTTGCTGGTATATCCCGGTGAAAACCCCTGATACGTTATCAAACCTTCAAACCGAGCGGGATCCGGCACATCGCCTAATCCCATATATTCGATCCATGCCTTGGAGGACTTTACAATCTTGAAGAACTGATCCTTGATCTGTGGCAGTTCTTTATAGGTATCGTAAAACACTTCCTCCATGTCTTTTTGCAGGAGGCGAATAAATTCTTTATTTGTTGCAGGATTTCCCATTTCTTCTCCTCCTTATGATGCAGTCGCTACAGCAGTAGCGGTAAGCGAAAAGACGGCGTACTCTTTGCCGGACTTTTCTAGGTTAAGTTCATGGTAAACTACAGCCCTATAACCAGCTAGAGCATCATTACCCTCGATGAAGTTAGCAGTGGAAGGAATTTCCAACCCACCCATACCTAACTTGCAACTTGCGATTACAAACACATCTCCTGCCACAATGCCGTACGGAAATGGAACAGTTACGGTATTAACAGTAGTAGATGTAGACGTTGTAACGACACGATACTGCCCTCGATTCGCACCTGTTCGGCAGTACGCTGTTGCGAAATTATCCGCTATATCTGTAATAGCGTCATTCGCGGCCGTAATAGTTACACCGCCTGAGCTAGCACTTGTAACCACCTGCTCCGTCAACGCTGTCCCGGAGGTAGCATTGAAAATAGGCGCTTTAAAAAGGGTCGAATGCGGAATGGCGAGAATCAATTCCACCTGTGGAAACCCGGTATCGGCGATTACCGACTGAGTAGCCGAGTAAGTACACTTATCGCCATAATAGGTGCTGTCATAGGTACGATCTGCACTATAAACACCGGTTACAACACCGGCTACAGCCAAATCGTTCTCAAGGGTTGAGCTTGCAACGTCGGCGATCTGAACTCCACAAGCTGTACCAACCAGACCATTTCCGAAATCCCACTGGGCTAACTGCCCAACGTACATTGTTTCACCAACGGGCAGGACCATTTTTATGGGCGCACTGTTTGTTAAACTTCCAGCCCATTCAAAACCAGCCATAATTAATCTCCTTTATCAGTTGCTTATTTCGAGTTCAAAGAACCGCAAAACGAGCAACCAGTAGTAATATTTGGTTGTTTAATTAATCGGGAGATTGTAACTGTTCCGGCGGTGGCTGCGCTCTCGGTAGTAAGGCTATCTGTTGAAATCAGTAGTATCTTATCCCTTGAAACTCCACGGTCATGTATAGTAAAATCCCCATCGTTCGTACCACTACCAGTAGCGATACGGATATTGCTGCTTGCTTCAAAATACTTGGCCCCGAACTTAGCGAGTGAATCGGTAAGATACGCGGGGGTACTTCCACTTGCAGCGACAAAGCCTATACTGGTTGCAACGTATTGTTCATCAACGTAGGCCGAGGGCGTGGGGACAGCATTGTCTCCATAATCACCTGTCTTCGTAGGTGACTGTCCGCTAGGCGTTACTCTTTTAAAACATACGTGATGACAAAAGTTGCAACGGTATATATAATCATCTAAATCCTGATACTCCCATGGTTTGGGGGGTTTCAGGCTTGTATCCTGTGATCTCATTCGTAACATCGATCTATATCTTTGCTGCTAGTTTTTGCATATGTTCATCCGATAAACCGCGCGCTTCTTGATATTTTTTCATATGTGCGCTCAGTTCTATCGTTTTCTCCGGCTTCTTTGGAGGCTCTTTCTGAGTTACAGTGCCTAAAGGCGTGGTAGCGGGTTTGTTATCCTTTAATGGATTATCCTTTTTCTTACCCCGCATGACAGCGGCAATCGCTTTATTGACAAGTAGATCCGCGCCTTGCTCCACGTTCATGCCGGACTTGATACTGGGCAGCATTTGTGCGACCTGTTTCACTACCGCCGCCCCAAATTCCTTACCTCCTGGAGTGGTTTTTGAGAACAAAGGATCTGAATCCATCATTTTTGCGGCAGAAGAAATAACCTTTTGCGTATGCGCTGACGCCTTACTGTCCCTTTGGTTAAGTTGATCGTCCAGCCACTTAGTGGGGTCTGTATAGACCTCCTCAGAAGTATCCGGCGTTGGCTCTGCCGGTTTGACTCTATCCGCAATCATCTGTGTGAATCTTTCCATTTGCTCCTGTTCTCTTCTGCCCACCCAAGATTGAATCTGCTGCGACTGTTTCTCTAACGCCGCGTCTACAATTTCTTGGATTGTCGGTTCTTGTACTTCCGGTGTTTCTTCGGCTCCGGGTGTTTCCTCAATTGTCTCTTGCGATTCCGCGCCTGCCTCTACAGAAGGGGGCGTTTCGGCGGGAGTTTCAATTGCTTCGTCTACCATTTTAAAATCTCCTTTGCTTCGGTTGTGGGCAAACAAAAAGGGCCGGACACAATGCGTACACAGCCGCTGTGTCGGCCCCTTTTATTCTCTTATCTCGTTAATAAGAATGCTTTAGTAGCTATTCTAAAGCACGCCCAAGTTTTAAGTTATTTAGTTATCTTTGATCTATCCATTCACCCTCAATCCACTTGACTTCAACTAACACAGCATTTAAAAATGATAAACCAGATTCATTTTCTACTGAAACGCCACAAAGGGTAAGATTTGCCTTCAAGTCATTCCTCCAATCCATTCCGGTTTGCACTGTACCTGTACATGGATTTTTATAAAACTTGTCTTTTCTCATTTTACCTTCCCTTTCTTTGCAATCACCTTTAATTGCTTTTCGTGATGTTCTCCCTTTTGGATTAGATCCATCCACCTATGCATAATATCAATCACAGCCCGATATCTATCAGAGCTAGTGACAATCTTATCTATGTTCTTCCTGGGATCATCTATAACAAGCTTGAAGATCTCCATCAATTCTGAACGAACTATATTAACCGCATCGCGCAGTATCAATTGCCCTTCTGGGGTATCAAGATATTCACGTAGACGCCTCTTATCCAATACTTGCGCGAGGACTTGATCACGCTCGTCTTCTCTGATTCTGTTGATATAAATATTAAGATCTGCCCCCGTCCAGTTTTCTGTGAGTTCGCTCATTTTAACTTAACCCCTTTCATTTGTTCCTGGCTTAGGCGGATTGCCGCCTCAATTCGTCTGTTGACTGCTTTATCTATGTTTAATTCAAATTGTTTTAAGTGCTCATGTATGCCTTTATAAATTTGAATGTCTACACGTGACGGGTTTCCTCTAAAATAATCCCATCGGTATTTTATATCAATTACCATTCTAATGATGAAGTTGAACGGTATTAGATAAAAGTGATCAATCATCGCATCAAAATCCCTGTAGCAATAACCGAAACAAAAGGGTGGTAAAATTTCACCTTCCATACGTTGTAATGTAGTTATTCTCATTTTATCTCCTTCCTCCCGCTAGTAACCTAACTTTCTGCTCCCGTGGACTTTGTGGTAATCCTGTCTGGTTTTGTGGCCCACCACCTGGAGGCGCTTTTCTCTTAGGCTGTGGCCGCCTCTGCGCTGGCTTGCCTTGAGTGCCGGCCGTTCCCGGCATACCGGGCTTTTGCAGCTGCCCACCGGTAGCAATCTGATAAAGCAGGTTTGTTTTCTGATCTTCCTCGAACATAAACTTCTTAAAATGCTTGAAACTCCCACCCATCAATTCAATTCGTTGGCCTATAATATAGTTTAGAACCATGGGGGTTTTGGGATTCGGAACACTCGCGATTATCCCGGCCAGTTGGTCCCATGATTTTATTTTTTCTCGCTTGGAATCTTCAGTCTCCAATGCCTGGGACACCGGTTTAAATCGATCTCGCCGTTTCGGGTTGTACGCAAAGGCATCCTTGCCAATCAGCTCTTCTAAGGTTTCCGGCAGCATAAAATCGTTACAAAGCCCCAGAAGCATGTCGTAAAACTCGGTAAACCCTATAAACTCAAGATTAAGCGATTTCATACCGATTCGAATATTGGCCTTCTCACCAATAATACTGGCCTGGGTAGCCGTTTCTTTTCTCTCCGGTGATTGCCCTCTCGTTTGCGGTGCCGCAGACATAGCATCATCCATTCCACTTATCAGCAGCCTGTGATGGTCTATGCCGCCGGAAATATCGTCGCTAATCTCAAACTCCTGCAGGTCATCCATGTTTTCTACATCAATAGCCTTTTCAGGGCTGATTTTAATATACTCATCAACTCCCGAGAACCGCTTTCTTTTAAACGCGGGCGTAGTCGCCAGCTTGGTTCTAAAGTTCATTAGATTATAGTTATCATTAACAGCCCGTGCGATTTCCCGAACCAATTGACCATCGCCAAACCCGGAGTCTTTGACCGGATCCACATAACACAAGAACCTTACCACCGGTCTCCGCGTAAAAGAAGAAGCCTGAAACCGAATTAAATGCTCCAAATTTGTGCTCCTGGTAGATTTCGCGGTTGTTATAATACCTTCGACATTTTCCGCTTTGTCTTTCACCTTCCCGTCGTTATCAATTCCGGGTTTTGGATCGATTGGAATACCCTTCTCATTTCTTTCTTTAAACACCATTGGAAAAACACCTAGCCGTTCAAGAATAACCACCCTCTTCAAAATCGGTTTCTCTTCTTCATCTTTCTTCTTATCATAATTAGATGTTTTCTCGCGGTGCGCTTTAATGTCGCTGTCAGTATCTTCCAATAAATGAAGATTAAAATATCCGTGGCTTTCTTTTTGCTCATTGAGTTTATCAAGAGTCTCCTCTGACTCGAATATAATATAGTCCTTATCCTGAAGCGTGTAAACGTACTCTGAACTCATATAAACATTCTGATTCGGATAGATGTCAAATGTGGGCCGATCCTTTATGATCTTCTGCTTGTATATCGGCACCTGCTTATTATCCATCATCGGGCTTTGTGTCTCAGTATCGGTGTATTCGTAGCCATCATCTGCCAGGTAATTGCCAAACTCGTCCTGGATATACTCGGACTGTGTTTCATATCCATCGATTACCTGCTCCGTTTCCTGTTCGTAGCCCCCCTTAATTATACCGTATCCGAAAGGGAAGACATTCATCAGGAGGCGTACCACCTTTTGGTAATAGTGAGCGTCCTTATCGTTTAAAAGCGTGTTCAGCAGGTTCTTAGAGGCCCTTGCTTCTATAACGTCTTCCGGCTCGTCGGAGTCCAGGTCGGGCTCGACAAAATCACGACTTGAAAAGTATCTACCGACGAAAAGCCCTACCTGCGTCATAATCCGGCTGATAAATTCCGGGAGGGAAATGTCTGATTCCCATTCGTTTTGTTTTCCATCGCGGATACTGCGAAGCATGTTATAGAATTCTTCGAAATCCTCTTCATAAGACTTCATGTTTTTGCTGGCTGTAGTGAATTCATCCGTCAATACTGTCAGCATTGCTTTCTGAACCTCTATTGGGATGTCAGAATCAGTATCCGTCTTTTTGTTTGTTGATTTATTTTTATTGTAGAGCTTGCTCATTTTCGTCCTTATATAATTAAATAAGAATATATGTCCTCGGGAAAAAATTCATCTGTGGTAAACACCTCCCTCAACTCTTTTACCACAAGCCTGAATTTTTTATATTCAGGATCGCACCACACAAAATATACGGTAAAGGGTATTCTAAATAGGATGTTTTTTTCATGTTCTTTTAAGAGATAACAAGCCATCTCATCTCCTCCCCTGAAACAGTTCACTCCGCTTATATTCACCAGCCGGAAGCATATCGTACCAAATAGGCCCATGCGCTGCTAAGAACTCCATGTTACGACAAAAATCGCTGTACTTTTCACTCAGTCTTTTGGTTGATTTAACCGCTATTACGTGTTCCTGTTTATAATCAACATACCGCCAACTTCTAAAGTGATCGATATGGCCCTCACACCTATCCATGAACCATATAGTGGGCAGATAATGCCCATATCTAAGATCGGATATATTGCTTTTATTGATGTTGTTTCCCGGCACTCCGCAAGTTATAGAATTTTTCAGCCGGATCTTAATGCTCTCTCGACCGTTTTCGTTTTTGGTATCCGCAGCCACCATCCGCCGAAGACCTTCTTCTCCCATCGACAAATCCTCAAAGACACTCCAACCAGTATTGGGCTGCTTTACTTTTGCCAGGGGGTCAACAAGGGTCGCCCGGTTCAACATCTCGTCCTCATCAACCAGGCTTTCCGCTTTTATCTCATCCCTTATATCTATCGTTGTCATGACATGATGATTACCCAACAGCTCTTTCCATACAAACCATTCATGGGTTGGTGTAACAGCGACGAAAGAGACATACCATGGCTTTTGCGGATGATAATCAATTACACGAAAATGCCAATAACGTCGGAACATCGAAGCGTCATAAATCTTATCATAGGGCACTATGTGTATTTTAGAATCAAAGCTCTTGTAAATCCTACCCGATACCTGTCGGAAAACTGCGTATCGCCGTAGTGCCAAAGCTTCATCATCAACGATGTGAGAAAACAGCACCTCCAGCGCTTCTGGAGTCATAACCGGATTATCATCTGTTGCCCAGCAGAATGTTTCAATGCCACTGCCTGTTATCCCCGTATCTTCTATTGCTGGAAAGCCGAATTTCTCACATATAATATCGCTGCGATATACTCTTTCCGACCGCTTCCAAATACTATCGAAGGTCCATTCCAGGCCCTTGACCGGTGTGAGACAGATCGTGACATCCCCCCCCTCCCCCTTGCTGGCAGGTACGGCTAACCGCATGTTGCACTCATCCCATTTCATACGGTCAATCTCTTCGTCTTGGTACAATGCACTCCTGGGAACGGACATGAAAGCGTCGATATCCTGCTTGTTTGACATGAATTCAACGTGCCTGTTCGCTCCGCCGTAAGGGTCTTTAAGGTCTAAAATATTATTACGGGAATTAACTTCGTTTAATATCAGTTCCTTTGGAAAGAAGTTCATAAACTCTACATATTGCTGATTCTGCTTATCTGTTGGTCCATCCGGCTTGCACTTAGTTACGAATCGGATTGGCTCAACTATTCGGTTTTTCTCCGGTACCGGATGAATGCCCAACAGCCGCAAAGAAGCATCATAGACAGATATAGCGGTTCCTCCGCCCTGATTCCCCTTTATAATCGCCCTGATATGAGCAGGTGACATCAAGTACAACTGAGCTATCGGATTCGGCTGAAAAGTCAGCAGCTTCTCGTATTGCTCAATGGTTTGTTGGGTAAACTGTATCATTCCGGTCCTATAGCCAGCCTTTTTTATGGAGGCAGATAACCAGGCCGAGCACTACCAGCCCGGCAACTATGAGCATTATTCCTATGATCGAGAGCGGTTCCACTGCCTTTACTGCTCCTCAAATATCGCCGGATCATATTCCAATCCCAACGAGTTAATCCGAGCAATCACCTGCTGCTTGGTCGCAAACTCCTCGATTGTGTATATCGTGGATGTGGTTGTGATGTCTGTGCCCTCAATCAGCGCCATAACTTTCAACCCATTGTGTACGAGCCTGTAGGCCTGGCCGGAGGCGTTCTCTATGGTGAAAGACAGTTCCGACTTTCCTTTATTATAAGAAGCATCCTTGCTGGTATATGCTGCCAGCTTTTCTGCCTCGACTTTTGAGATCGTTATCTTGTGGGTTTTCTTGGTTACTCCCGCGTCGGCCACTAAACCAGAACACAACACCATACTTAATCCTAATATAATTATTTTTATCATGCTTGCCCCCCATCCGTAATAGTCCAGCCGTTTGTAACCAGCGCCGCTCGTGCCGTTGCCGCTGCACCTGCGGAGTATAGGCTATTTCCACCGCTAAAGGTGACATTAGGTTGTTCCACCTGCCCTTCCCATCCGATTAATATTGCACTATAATTGGCGGTTGAGAGGGTTACGTTAAGAAACATACTAGTCATATTTGTAACCCCTGTTATATCCCAGCCACTAAGATCCTCATCGAAAGAGGCGGCATCTCTAAACATGCTATCCATAAGAGTAGCCGAACCTGTATCCCAACCAGAGATATCTTGGTTGAATGAAGAAGCACCGTAGAACGCCCCGCCCATATTTGTAGCAGAACCCACGTTCCAACTACTAATATCTTGATTGAAATTAGTGGCACCATTAAAAATATTCCATATTGATGTAATTGCCGACACGTTCCAACTATCCATTGAAGGAACTGTTGTTAATGAGGAACAATTACGAAATCCGCTTGAAAGACTACCCGTTCCCGTCAAATCTAAAACATCCGTGGCGGTTACTGTAAGATTGGGGGTGCCATAGAACATTGAATTGCCCAGCGGAATTACAGGCCCCCAGGACTGAATCTCTTGAATCAGATTCTTGTCTCCGCCGTTATTAAATTGAAAGCCAGTGATCGTGCCAGTGATGGTGATAGTGTAGGTAGAAACTCCGGCGTCGGCATAGGTATGAGGATTGTCCCCGTCATTCCAGGTGGTTATGTCGTCGTTGCTTCCATCTCCCCAATCAACGTTGAAATTATAGGTGCCGCCGTTGTAAATTGGGATTGTGAAGGTGTCGTCTTCAACAAATGTGGTGATGGTGAAGACGAAGGAGGGAACGGAAGAACCTGTTCCGCCACCTATGAGCATAGCGCCCCAGCCGACCAATAGCGGTGTTAAAAGACAGAGTATAAAAAGTCGTTTCATTTCGGTCTCCTCTTATTGCGAAATGGTAAAGGTTGATATATCATTCGGGTCAAATGTTGCTCCTATGGTTAGCCAGCCCTCAGTCCCCAGATGGCCTTCTTTGTAGATTTTCACGCTGTTCGGGTTTGGTTCCGTTACTTCTTTGAAACTGGCTTCGTCGAAAAAGATGGTTGTGGCTGAACCTTGAGCAGCCATTTGCTGCAAATTTAATGCTTCGTTAGTGGCGTAAGCAACAGCATACCACTCATAGTGTACCCAAGTAGCAGTTGATTCTCCTGTCAATATTACATCAGAGTAGATAGCTGTATTGAATTTAACTAAATATGTCGATTCTGTTCCTTGCTTAATCCATACAGATTGTTTATACTGTTTGTTAGAAACGGTGATTGCTGAATCAGAAACATAGGGGTTTGATCCAGTATTATCCTCCGTGATTCTAACAGCATTATTACTCACTCCACCCGCGACACTATCAACTGTAGACGTATTTACCTCATTCCACCCCGTAGTATCCGCATCAAAGCTCGGGTTGGGTAGAAGCTCAGCACCAACTGCCAAACCCGTTCCGACCTCTCCGATATACCCAGTAGCGCAATCGGTAGCCAACGTGCTGCCAGAAGCGCATACCCGTACAAAGGCTCCGGTGGAAGCGTAGATTGCAGGGGAGGTGACCGCTTTAAGAACAAGATTATCAAGTGTTATAATCTCGCCTGCGCCAAAACCTCCTCCTAATCGTATCTGGTCGTTGGTAGCGTGGGAGGCAATAAAAT